CTGGTCTTTGATCTGTTAAACTTGGCTTTTTCGCCTTTTGACATCTCACCAGTAGTCTTAGGAGTCTTGGAAGAAACGCGTTTCGACGGACGGCAAGCTGGATAGCCTTTGCGTTTCTCCCCTTTTTGGCGGCCACAAGGCTTGCCGGTCTTGGTGTCTACCCATTCTTCTTTAAACCATCGTCTTAAACTCATTTGCCTACTGCCTTTTGTGCTTTTTTGTGTGCTGCTGAAAAGCTCATGCCTGCTCTCATATCCTTACGCATCATAGCCATATGCTTGGCAGAGTGATGTTTGGAATGTTTTTTAAGAGTATCTTGTTGGCGTTTAGTTAATGCCATTACCTTCTTTTCTTACGTGAATATCCGGGTGCAGCTTTCTTTTTGCCACCGGCTTTAACTTGTCCTTTACATACCTTAACACCGTAAGCGTTAGCGTATGCAGAGGGGTATACTTTGAATTTGCGTTTGGCTGCTGCCTTACCGCGAGGACATAACTTACCCATTACTTACCTCCGTGTGGGCAGCCACATTTCTTGCCGCCCTTTTTTTTAGTTTTCTTGTGCATTATTTGAATGACTCTTTGAATAGAGCTTGGGCTTCAACATGTTTATTTTGCTTAGTTAGTGTCTTGACCATGTTAAGTACATCGGTCTTAGCTTGTTGTTTAACAGTTTTACCCCTAGCAAGTTTTGTATCTTGCTCATCAAAGGGTCGTATCTTTTTTGTTTTTCGCATCACGATTTACCTTTCATGTTTTTTTTACGTTTGCGTTGCTCTTTGATTATTTTATCAAGTTCATCGCCACCTGTGAAAGGATCCATTTTTATTCTTTTGTTTAGATTCTTTTCGTTTCTAGGTGTAAGATCCATAGCAATCTTAGATCCCTTGCGGTTCTGCTTGGAACCATCAATACCAAAAATAATAGCCATTATACTACGTTGCCGTTATCGCTAAAGAAATCATGGTTCATTACATATTTGTTTCTTTTCTTTTTACCTATCTGATCTAACTTATAATTGTTCTTGTTGATCTGAGAATTAGGATCATCAAAATCTTTTAAGTCTTTGACAGGTTTGTTAATCTTTTTTTTCTTAGCCATTAGCATTTCCATCTACGTAAAGCAAGAGCCTTTCTTGTAGGCTTGCCGTTTGGTTTTTTCATTGGGCCTTTCATGCCACCCATACGGGCACAGAATGACCTCTTTCTAGCCCCTCCTCCGGGCTGTGGAGCTTTGAGTTTAGAGCCAGTGGCACGATTGTACTTGGCTCTACCTTTAGCTGTTAGTCCGCCTTTGCGACTTTTCTCACCTCTTCCGAGAGACAGGCTTACTCCCTTTCTTTTTCTTGCCATTTTTTAGTCCTTTAAAATCTGCTCCTGTGATCTTGTCACGTGGTGGTGCGACTCTAGCAATCTTCATTTGTTTGCCAGAGTATTTTTTGCCGGCTCCTTTTGGCATTAGAAAATACCGGGTATGATTTGTCCTGTTGTTGCGTATGCTCCAACTGCTGCTATAAAACCAAGCATCGCTGCCCAGCCATTAAATCTTTCTGCTTCGGGTGTCATTATAATATTCCGGGGATAATTTGTCCAGTTGTGATGTAAGTACCAACAGCAATTACGAATCCTAGCATGGCTAGTCTGCCGTTCAGCTCTTCAGCTGGGTGCCATTTCTGGCCGTTGTGGTTGTGTGTCATGCGTTTACTGAGTTGTTGTTTTTCTTTTTAAAGTTCTCAACCCTTTTGAAGATTTGACCGGGAGATCCTCCCCTTGTATCAACCTCATTGGGTGAATAACGACGGCCCTCATCTTTAATTTTTTTAAGCCTTTTGAACTCGTCGTCGATAGTTAACTGTTTATAATCAGCCATTAGTATCTAGGTTTCTTTTTAAGTTTACGAAGCTTCTCAAAGTTTTCTTGAGTTGCTGCTTGTTCTTCATTTAAGAAGTTAGCTATACCTCTAATCGGTTGTGGTAAGCGTTTGCGTTTAGCTTTCTTACCACCAGCATCCTGAGTGTTTTGCTCATCAAATGAGTTAACGTTTTTAGTATGCGGCATTAGTATTTCATTCCTTTTTTAACAGGTTTCTTTACTTTTTTTGTTTTCTTTTTTGGACCGTAAGCCATAGCTCTCCTAAAAATTAATGTCTGATCTGTCAAGTTTTTCTAGAATGTCATTACGGTATGCTTCATCGTTGTCATACCTTGGATCATCCATAGCTCGGATGAGTTCCGCTTGACTTCGGAATACATCACCCTTGTTTGATGCAGCTTTACCTGTGTAGGTCTTACCCTCTGAGCCGTTGGCTGCCTCATACTGAGCTTTGAGCCCAGCAGCAGCCAGCTTTATGGCTGCAAGGCTACCACTTTCTATAGTCTGGTCGTAGCCTTGTATTACTTCTTCGGGTAGATTACTCTTAGCCCAGTTAATGACTTGAGTGTACTGGGTGTTGCCACCTACTGATTCCTTGATGCTTGAAATATCATCGTTACTTATCTCAGGTATCTGTTGTACAGGTTGATTGCCTTGCACTTCCATGTAAGCGTTAAGTAAATCTTGACTAGACATTTCTGCTAGCTTAGCTTTGGTAGCATCTGTAAGCTTACCTCCAGCTTTACTCCACTCCTCTGATGCACTGGTTATCAGCTGTGCGTGATCAGATACCTCTGGTTTCTCAGGTTCAGCTGTCTCTTCTTTCTTTTCGCCTAGTTTACTTTCTAGTTCTTTGTACGCTTTCTCTAGCTCTTCAGCGTTCTTATACTTACCGGCAAGTAAAGGCTCTTCTTCTGCTGGTGCAGGCTCCTTACCTTGCTCCTGTGCTTCCGCAACTCGTAATGAATCTTGTTCGTCAGGGGTAAGATTAGTCTCAACTGTCTCAGTTGGTGTATTATTTTCGTATGATAATGTTTCTGCCATGTTTTACTGTGGTGGTTGTGTTAGGTTGCCCAGCACTCCAGCTGCTTGTTCAGCTATGTCTGGGTTCTTGCTAGGATCCATAAGTGGTGTACCGGCTAGCTGACCAGCTTGATCTAGTAGAGACTTAGATTGCATTTCCTGTGTCTGCTGTTCCTTCATCTGTTCTAGCTGTTGACCTGTACGTACAAGATTAAGTACGTCAATACCCTGTGCAGCTGCTAATCTCTTGATAGCTTCTGTAGGATCTATGTACTTCATCAACGCTTCTGGGCCTAGTGTTTGTGCAACTGTTTGTATAAACCTAGTTAAAGCTTCGTTGTCCTGACCTCTGCCGAGACTGTTGATACCAGCCACGATCTTTGGTCTAACAAGATTCTTTGGTAGGTTAGGTATTTGGTTGCTTCGTTGTAGTATCAGCAGGGTTCTGTTGAGATAGGGTACTAGGAACTCTACTGTGAGCAAGCTGAATAAGCCACCCAAAGACTTCTCTAGTTCTAACTGTGTGAGGCGTACCTCTTCTGCTGTTACCCTCTCTGCGTTCCTGACATTCATAACCAAGAAGGCTTCGAGTATTCTTCTTTCTATCTGTGATGCTAGGTTAGCAGCTGTTGAGAAGTCAGCAGTCTTACCAACTTGCACGACTCCTACATCTTCTGGTCTACCTTGTATAATAGCACCGTTGCCGGCCTTAGCCAGCGTTCCGGGTTTGGTTGTAGCTGATGGTGAGACAAGAAAGACAACCTTACTTGCTACACTTGCACCCTCTACGAGAGCCTGAGACAGTCCATCGAGACTTCGCAAGTCACCGAGAAACTCTTCTACTCTACCTCTACCGTAATCTTCACCGTCTACTGTGTTGAATCGAAGAACCAACCATGGAGAAGTACCTTTTGGTGCTGTACTACGTGTGCCTTCAAGTATCTGATCGTCAGCTTCTTGATGCCACAGCCAGCGTCCACTGTTTTCATCCATACGCACGTAGGTATACACCTCTGCGTCATCTTCTGTCGAACCATAGTCGCCATTAACTGGCTGTTCTGGAGGCTTAGGTGATTCGAGACCTAATATCTCCCTGTTAATTAATTCTTTTGTAACGATCTCTACAACGTTACCGTTACCGTCTCTATTGACAACGTACCTCTGTAATGGATAGTGCTTTAAGCCTTCCTTGCTCATAAATATAAGAGCATTACCAGATACAATCAGATGTTTCAATGCCTGATGCACTACAACTCTATCGCTGGATGCAGCTATGTAATCCATAATCAATCTCTCAATTTTTGAGAATGATAGGTCTAGCTCACTACGCATAGATTGATCCATCTGTTCACCAAGCTGGTCGTCTCTTACTTGTAATTTAAAGAAGGCCGACTGTGGTGGTAAGATTGCAAGCATAAGCTTTGCTGCAAGTGTTACCACTGCTTTGGCTCCTACTGATTGGTAGGGTTGTATTAGAGTACGTTTACCTTTGTAGTTGTCATCCTGTTGGACTAGATAAGGCAGGGTAAGTTCAGAGCACTCAACTGCTGTATCAAGAAACTGTGTTCTGTTTGTTAGTAGCTGGGTGTATCTTTCCCTAGCCTTAGACATTTATTCCTCCAGTTGTTCCGCCTTCACCACCACCAGAATTGATATTGATTTTCAAAGCGTCTGTACCCATTCTTTTGGATGCTCCTCTTTGATCTTCTTTCTTAGCTGATGTACCATACTCAACGCCAGCTACATCATCAGGATCTAGTAGTTCCTTTTTGCTAGGTAGTTTAGCAGTCTGCACTAAGTCAGGGTTTCTAGGCTGTATTGGTTGTGGGATTGGTGCTGCCGGTGTTGGTGGTTGTCTTCTAAATGGGCCTACGCACATAGTTATTCCTCTAAAATAGATTTTATATA